CGCTCGCGCGCTCCCAGAGTCTAACTCACCCTCGATTGACGGACGGAATGTTTCTTTCCGTCCGTTCCAAAGGAAATTGAACAATGTCGGACAAAACTCTAGTGACCACCAAACCTGGCGGAACCACTGGTAGGTTTACCTGGACCGAGGATACTTCCCCGGGCGATTTAGTCATAGACTATACCGGCCGGATGGTAGACGCGGAGCCCCAGGCGGGTGATGGAGGCAACTTTATCGTCAATAAACAGACGTATAATGGTGGCATCATCAACCGACCTCTCGATAACTACTTCGCACCATATTTTCATAATTATGTGTGCGACGCGGTTCGCGGGAGGTTCTCTGACCTTACTTCGTCCTTGTTCACTCCATCCCCTGACGGTCCTACGTGTGCTGCCAAAGTTATGGCAGCCACCAATCCATCCAGACCACTTGTGGACTGTACGATTGCGGCCGTAGAGCTACGGGAGTTCCCCGTGCTCTTTCGCTCACTAGGTGATTCCCTCTTGGAGAAAATGGCTCAGTTAAACCTGAGCTATCACTTCGGTTGGAAACCAATGGTGAGCGACTTTGTTAACCTAATGGCGTTTGGCGGAGCTGTCGATGACAGAGTCGCTTCGCTTATGAAGTTACAAAGAGATAAGGGATTGAGATCGCGCGCCAAGGTCGGCAGTTACGTGGCTGAAAGTACTTTAAACAAGTACTTACAGTCTGTCTCACGCACCATAATTGGTACGATGAAGAAACGTACTGTCGAAGACGTCTGGGGCTTTATGACCTGGACGCCAAATTCGGATTTTCCGAAGAATTCCAAGGCGATGAGGAGTCTCGCGACCAAAGCAGTTTACGGGTTATTAATTGATCCGTCTACTGCATGGGAACTTCTTCCCTGGTCGTGGTTAACCGATTGGTGTGTCGACATCGGCGGATTTTTCGCCGCGACTCGAAACATTATTCCGGCAACACCATCACTTGTACAAGTGATGAGACGTAAATCGACGGAATGCACTTGTCCTGCAGTTAATGATCCATCCGATCATCTTACGATGACGGCGGTCAACTGTGGGGCAATTAGCAAAGAACGTCGAACCTCTGCGGTTTTTCCTACTGCCCATTTTCCGTTTTTAGATACGCGGAAAATGTCGATCTTGGGCTCCATCGGTCTGTTGAACGGTGGTAACCGGATCAACAGATAGCAGCAATTCCGCTGCTATATGAACCAAAGAGCTCAAGGAGTAGAGCTATGTTCTCAGACACGCTGACCATCACGATCAACGGGGTAGGCAAGACGCTTACCCGCATTAACCAGGATGGATATTCTTCCGAATATCTTCTCGCTGGTACTGCGGATAGCTATCGCTTGCGCCTCAGGAATTCCCCTGGTGTCGACAAGGCCAGAGGTGGCAAAGCCACCAATGTCCATAACGTCGAATTTATCCAGGAGATCTATCCTGTGGCTCCGGCGACGGTTTCCACGATCCGAAAGGTTTACACCGTTTTTCAACATGATAACGGTGATGACCTGACGGCCGTTGCGAAATTCGTAACCGGTCTGTTGGCCTTCCAGACGGAAGCCAACTCTACCAAGCTGATCAACTGGGAGTCTTAGTAATGGGACTCCTCAACAAAAGAGGGATCAAGAAGATCCTTCCCAAGTTGGCAGAAATTCTCATTGCGCTTGCGCGCGCTGGGAAGCCACCTTCGGGTGGCAATTCTGCTCAGTGATCTAGGCTTCTGAGGCAGGACTATCAACCTTCCAACGATGAAGGAGGATGATATGAATAGCCTCGCAAATAGCCTACTCAATATCGCACGCGGAGTTTTGAAAGATATCCGCGTGGCGTACCCTCGTCTAGAGGGCCTGGATCTCGATAGTGAGAGACTCGCCCTTAACTGTCAAACACGAGGACTTGGGCTTTTCGCCCTCGACCTCCCAGAACTCGATGCCATGCTTCTGCGTGGCTTAGAGTCTGGACATCTGACTCTTGAAGGACCGCTGTCAAAAGCGGTTTCAAAGAGCACCAGAGTGCCGAAATTTCTCTCGGGACTTTGGCTACGAGTGTTTGATAGAGACGCATGTCTGAAAGAGGATGTCGATGTCGACGCTATCCTATTCTTACGGCAAATCTTTTGCCTTGGGAAGAAGGTAGTGACTGAATGCTCCTCAGCCCGCCTATTAAAGGCAGTTAAGGAGTATCATGACATCGAACACGAAATCCGTCCGCCGACCCTTAAATGGGCGGAAGACGAGTTCGACCCTAAATCTCTGGGTAACGATCTTCACTTGTGTGATCTCGTTACTCGGAACAGTCCTGACTTATTTGAACAATTCAGTTCAGAAGAGTCTGGCCTGCAGGGTGCCTACGAGCGAGTCCAACAAGTTGCGGACTTACTCTCCGAAGGGCTCGGTTTCTGTGAGCCAGTCACCTATTCGGGTGACTTGCACGATCAGAGCCAGCCTACCGGCTTTCGACATGGACCTGGAGCTGTAAGCGACCATCGTACCGGGGTTATAGATAAATACACTATGCCCCGTTGGTCGTCAAAGCTTGAAGCATGGTTTCCTTATCGTCAATGCGGTACAACCGCCGGCGATTTGGATTCTAAACCACTTAATCATGAGTTGCCCTCTGTTCTCATAGCTGTTCCAAAAACAGCGAAGAGTCCTCGGCTTATTGCTAAGGAACCTACTGAACACCAATGGTGTCAGCAGGTATTAAGGCACTTCATGGTTTCGCGACTCAAGGCCATGTTTGGTCAAGAGTTCGTCTGTTTTGAGAGACAAGATCTCTCTGGACAGATGGCGCTACGAGCTTCCCAAGACCGATCTTTGGCGACAATTGATCTTTCGTCTGCTTCCGATCGACTTTCGTGTTATGTGGTAGAGAGGGTGTTCCGGAGAAATCCGTCACTCCTTCACTGCCTGCATGCTACACGAACGAGGTACCTAAGAGATGATATCTCAAAGGAGACTTCTTTCATCAAATTGAAGAAGTTTGCCTCGCAGGGTACAGCGACCACGTTTCCTGTGCAGACTTTTGTCTTTTTGTGCATTGCTTTGGGTGTTTCCATCCGAGGCAAAGTTACTTGGGACAAAATACGCCGGTTACGTGGCCAAGTCAGAGTTTTTGGGGACGATATCATAGTCCCCAATGCTCGGTACGTTGAGATGACTCATGTGCTTAATGGCCTCGGGTTAAAGGTCAACGAGAACAAATCGTTCCACGTTGGCCATTTCCGAGAGTCCTGTGGCACTGACGGATTCAAGGGGTACGATATTACGCCCCTTAAGCCCCAGAAAGTCATCTCCGATAGCCCCGCTTCGCGGCAGGCTATTATTG